ACCTCGACTTCCATGTCGAGAAAGGCTTCTTTACGCGTGAAGACTATGCTACGCTTATTTGTAGAGGGGTTTACCGTGCGTGACCGGTACCCCTTAAGAGGGTGGAAGCATGGCATACAACGTGCTTCTATCTTCGCTTATAAGCGAATTCCACCGCGCATAGGATTGCCTGCGGTGTTTTTAATGTGTGTTTTGGTGCCTTTGCTGAAAACTTTTCTGGATTTGTTTCGTGAAAGTTTCGATCTACGTTTCATTAGTTACCCCTTCGAAATATCTTAGACAGTAAATACAGGATAGCTCTAATTGCAGTTAAGTAAAGGGGGTCTATTTTTTTATTCATAGATCAACTTTCGGTTGTTTTGTTTGGGACTTGACACCGTTTTTTATTGTTTTGGTGTCAGTCCGACCAGTTACATCAAGAGAGTACTGGTCTTGACCCCTAACGGGGTCTGTTTGTTTGCTCGATTTTACGTCCTAATCGGCGCACCACGCGCTTCGCGAGTTATAGAAGCTTGCCACCTAGGTGTCACGCTTCTATTGCGTCCTGGACTGTTTTAAGTGGGTTATCGAGCGTTTTGGCGCGAGGGAGGATAGTGAGCCTCGCGCTCAGAAGGAGACATTATGAAAAATGTTTATAGATCTGTAAGTGAAAGAATTAGTTACTACGAAGAGATACAGCTGAAGTTAGTGAACAAGCTCGAGTTTGTTGGGGAGAGACTGAAAGCGCTAAGAGAGCAAGTTAAGGATAAAGAGAAGTCTTGGACAGAGCAAGAGATCAAGGAATTGCTAGATAAGATTGCGGAGATTGAATCTAGAAAGGGGGAGGGCTAAAGCCCTGCTAGCGCGCTTCGCTTGCTGAACCCGGAAAGAGGAACTTTCCGGGTTAGTGTTTTTAGTTACATTAGGGGGGGAGCCCCCCCCATAGGCCATATGCAGTTAAGGCGGTTAGGCCAGTTTTACGCGCATATAAGTTTTATCGTCGTTTTAATCGTCGTTTGTTTTTGTTTGCGCGTTTTTAGGTTGTTGTGTTTTGAGAGGTAGTGGGTTGGGTGTTGGGACAGGGTCCGGTGTAGTTTCGGGTTTGCGTATAGCAAGCCCGAGTGTGACAGCTTCTTCATAATTTTTTGAATTAGACATAAATGTCATGAAGTCTGCTGGATTGTTTTTGAAGCGTTCACGAACGCGTGAAGGTAGTTGCTCAAAAAGGTCTTCTGCGTGTCTAATTTGGTTCAGGCTAGCCTGATAGTCACCGAGATGACTAATATCCCCAAATTGGGGAACGGCGCTCGTGACGTGCGTTATAACGCCAGTTTTAGCGTATTTTTTCATGATGTTGTTAATGTCACATGCGGCCTTTTGAGAGGTATCAGTTTTTGTAGGTTTAAGGAAGGTTAAAGTAGGGCGATCTATAGGTGAGTATCGGTTTTTGATTTTCATTTTTTTATGCTCCATGAGTTTGATTCGTATCCATGACTTTTAGCGGATGAACCGCCGAAGCCGGGTAATCGGTTAAGGACTTCGTCAATAGTGAAGAGTCCGGGTGTGGTTGAAAGCTTTTTAGCTTTAGTTTCGCGTTGAGCTCCATAGCGGTGAGACTGTTGAGCCCATGATTCACGTTCGTGCATTAAACGGGCTATGTAGCGCTGTTGTTCGGTCAATTGTGCGTCCTCCATATTCTTGAGGGCTGAAGTTCGAGAGACATTTGTGTCTTCTCCAGCTTTTCGCGTGAGAGCTTTCGCAAGCTTGGCTTCCTCTTTTTGTTTGTGAGCGGTTTCGACGTTAAGTTGTTGATTCGTTGCATGAGTTTTTTGCGCTTCCGCATTTAATTCCACCTGTGAGTCGACTGCTTTTAAGTCTTTTTTTAGTTTTGCAAAGTCTGACGCAGAGTTAGAGAAGCGGGCACCATCTTCGGTGCCCCATATAGCTTCTGTGTGGGCGGGGGAGCCTGATGCTCCAGCTGCGCCTCCTATTTGAGCGGCGAGCATTGGGTTAAGTCCTGCTAGTTTCATATCCGCCATTTGTCTTTGATAAGCGGAATTAGCTAGGTCGACTTCGGCTTTGAAAAAGCCTGCTGCGTCGCCTCGTGCGATTCGATTGTTGCGTTGTTGATGATATGCAGAGGCGACCTGAGATGTGGGCCCTGAGCCCATCATGCCTCCTATTGCTGCGATGGGTCCCATACCTGAGCCTCCTGATGATGGAGTGGCTGCACCGCCACCTCCGAAGTTATAGTCAAGTCCTAGTGAATAAGACATATTAGAAGTGATCGATCAGCCCGGGCACTGAGTATACGGGCATTGGACGAACACAATTAAGTGAGAAATAGCAATCTAGGATGAAGTCAGGTTCGTCGGTTACAGCTACTACACGATCGATAGGTGGGTTTTCCTCGATGAATTCATCGTTAAGAGCGGGAAGAGAGCCAAATTCTTGAGAGAGGTGCCAGATGTCGAGAGGTTGAGTTGCATTTGAGCGCATACGGCCAGTTACCAAGGATGGTTTGTATCTGTATTCTGCGTAGCGTTCTTGGTAGCCGAAGACTTCGTCGTCTGCTGAGGTGCCTTGAGCGTATATTTCTTTATTAAGTACCGCTTGTTCTCCAATGTGAGATAGTGCAGGCCAGAAATAATCCCAGCGAGTTCTTCTCGAGAACATACGGTTGAGTCCCTGTTGGTAGTTAAGATCTGCGCGTGCACATACGAGTCCGATGATAACGCAATGTTCAGTGAAGCTGTGGCCAAATCCTCGGCCCGTGTTGGAGACGGTGCCATAAGCTGCAAGATTTCCTTGAGGCGAGGTAGCATCCGTTGAATTAGTTTGCGGAACTGAGTGTAAGTTGACATTTGTAGTAAATCCTCCGAGATATTCTGGGCGTTGAAGACGAGCATCGGGGGAGATTACTCCGAAATGGGCTTTTACCATTTCTATATAGCGAGTTCCGCCTCGTGCGTCTTTTTCGAAGATACGTTGAATTTGAAAAGCTTGTCGAAGTTCATTAATTGTTGCGGCAGTAGCATCAGTAAGGTTGGCATACATATCAGCGCCATCAGTAACTCCGTTTGCTCCATATACGACAGAGACGTTAGCACCAAGAGCGTGTTCTGTGTCGTCGGATGTTTTGCGTACAGTAAGAGTGTTAGAAGTGCCACCAGAGCCGTCGAAAGGAGCGTCAGCATAGATAGGTGCGGATGTTCCTAGTGGGAGTTGTACAGCAGGGCCTTTTTGTGGCCACGGGAGACAAGATGTAAAGTAATCGTGGCGTTTTCCGCGTTTTAGAATTACATAATCAGCGGGGTCATCTGGTCCGTCGTCTTTATCGACGACTACGCGATCTTGTAGGTTCTGATCGCGAAACCATTCATTCCATACTAAATTGTAAGCTCTGTGAAATTTAGAGTTTACGGGTAGGCCAGCGATTTTTGTAGGTATGCCGAAATAGTCGGATAGTGATTGTTCCGTGAAGCCACCGACAGGAGAGGTCATAATAGGTTCGAGGTAATCTGTTGAGTCTCCGGGGTCGTCTTGTTCGCCGTTGAAGCGTTGCCAGTTGTTCCAGATAAGACGCATGGGAACAGAGAAAAAGAAAGTATCTAAGAAAATATTGTCCATGATAGGAGTGATAGGAGTAGCGAGCCTCCCGAAGAGGCTCGCAGATAGGTTGAAAGTATCGCCGGGGAGGGCTTCATCTATGAAGATAGGGATTAAATATCCAGCGTCGAATGTAGTCTTCAAGCCATGTGAACGGTTAAAGCTACTACGTTCAATATTGGCTTTAGGGACCTGTGAAAAGGTGTGTTGCATTACTGATTTCATTGTTTGTCTCCTTTAGTGACGTATTCAATAGCCTTTCCAAGGCTGAGATGAGGTGTAGGGGTTATTTGGCCGGTTAGATCGTCGTATGTACCGATCTGATAGAGAACAAAGTCCTCTGGATGATGTCCGAGTTGTGTATCTTTATCGTTAGCTCCCATGGTGAAGCTTCTGATTGCATCGGCTTTTGTGCGAGCGATGCGAGGTGGGTGATAAAGTTCTGCTTTTGTGTCGTGGATTGTGTAAATAATACTATGTTTCATTTTCAAGTGATCTTTCTAAGAGATTGAATTTGTGAAGTTGAACTTCCTCACGGATAAGACGGCGTTCTAAGGTGTTATTTTCTTCGTGTAATTTAGCTTTCGCTTTACGCCTAGCCTTCAATCTAGCTAGTTCGTCTGGGTTCGTGAGTTCAAATTGACCATCGTAATACTTAGGAGGAGTAACGGCTTTGCAGTTGATGACTACACGGTCATTATCGTAAGTGTTACGAAAGTGTTGATCATACCAGAGTTTTCCTATTCCGGGTCTGCGAGACATCGTGACATATTCAGGTTTCCTTTCTTTTATTTCGCCAGTGGCGTAGTTAATTTCGTTATAATAATGTTTTGCTGCAGGTCCAGTAATTTTTTTGGTGATGTAACGCGCGACATACGCGGCGCTTTCGAAAGTTACATCTCCGATCATGCAGTGACCTAATTTCCATAGGTCCTCGAGTTGTTGGGAACGGTAATAGTTTCCAGTAGGGCGTTCTTGCATTAGTTCCTTGTCAGGAAAATCGTAATTAAAGATGCAAGCATGGTAATGAGGGCGTCGGTATTTTTCTCCATATTCTCCACAGTGAAAGAAGCGAATTTTTCGAGGTTCTATAGATTTTCGGAAACTTTTCATAAATAGCTGAAAGTCTCGAACATTGAGCGAGTGGTCTGAGTTTAAGTTTTCGTCTGAATAAGTGAGAGTGATGAAGCAGTTATCCTCGAAGAGAGAGGCTTCATGTAAGCAGCGCATAGCCCATTGTCTAGAGCGTTCTAAGCGGCAGCCTATGCATTGGCCGCAAGGGACCTCGACTTCCATGTCGAGAAAGGCTTCTTTACGCGTGAAGACTATGCTACGCTTATTTGTAGAGGGGTTTACCGTGCGTGACCGGTACCCCTTAAGAGGGTGGAAGCATGGCATACAAC